CAAAATGATAATACCCCCGGATTTGCGAATTGTGGTAATCTAATCCAGTCTCCAGTACCATTAAAACCAATTGCGTGTGTACCTGTACGAACAGGTGTTGTTACCGCAATCATTGAGTTTGCCGTCCAAGTACCCCCTTGTGTTGGTAAAGTACTTGTAAAACTTTCATAAATTTGGTATTGGCTACATTGTGACCTAATTAAAAAACTTGTTAAGACGATAAGTAGTGTAATAAAAAAATTTTTCATATATAAAGGGTTTTATTTAATAAATATTTAAAAATTTTATTTAAACAAGTAAAAATCCAATCAATTTAGCATTTATCTTAGTTAAATTATTATTAATAAAAAAAGGAGACAATTTCTTGTCTCCTTTCTCTTATTCGGTTTTAATTGATTATCTCAATTCTCTCAAGTCAAATGTTCTAACTCCATCAACTGTGATACGTCCGTAGAAACGGTTGTTAACCATTTTCTTAGCGTATCTTGTCATAATACCTTTAATAGGTGTAAAGTTGAATGGGTTGTACATTGTAGGTGTTAATTGTAGAGGTACATACGGTGCATAAACATACCCTGTGTCTAACAATGAAGTTCCTTTGTGACCAATCAAAATTTGATTTGGTGGGAAGTAAGGATCTCTATACACTTGGTAACGACCAGCTAAAGTACCAACTCTTTCAATACCCATGTTGTATTGGTCTTGCTCAGGAGACGCGTTAGATACGTGGAAGTATTCTAAATCGTCAAAGATTGCAGAAACCTCAGATGATACAACAATCCAGTTAGCTCCACCTCTTAAAGTAGATTTGTGGATTTGTGCTGACAATTGGTTGATTGCTGTAATCAAAGTTTGGTTCCAATCTTTTTGAGTGTAAGATGTTGTTTGAGAAATTCTTCTCCATCCGTTGTAATCCCATCTTAGGTTCCAAGCCGCTCCTTTTCTAAGGTCTCTCAAGATTTCTCTATCGATTTCAGCCGCCACTTGCTCAGACAATAAAGCTGTTAATTCAGCTTCAGCGTCGATGTTATGGAATGCTGAAACGTCTTGTGCCAATTCAGGTGACCATTGTGCTCTTAGTTTTCTTTCTGTAACAGATACAGTAACTGACTCAAGGTCAAAAGAAACTTCACCAATTTTGTCTTCGAATTCTAATTCAGCATATCTTCTATAAACCGCTGTGAATGAACCTGTTCCTGGTAATGCCGCTAAAGTTGCTCCTGTGTAACCATCTAAAGATGTTGAGTTACAATCAGCACATACCGGACAAGATAAATCTACTTCTAAGAAAATACATCCGTCTTGTGTACAAATATCGTCAAAAGAACCACCATTACCTGAACCAGGGAAGTTAGTATTTACTACGTTATAAGTTGGGCTAACGATACCTTTAGCATATTGTTGAGTAACAACTCTAAACAATAAAGGTCCGTTACCGATAGGACAAGCTGAAGTGGTTTCTGCAGAAATACCGTCAGGAATGATTTTCAAATCAGAAAGAAAAGATTCCGTATCAATTTCAGAACCATCAGGTCCGATTAATTTACCTGTACCACCATAATTAAAATCACACATTTTAATTAATACTTTTCTTGTTGGTGCATCCAAATATTGTGCGTTGTCATTACCAGCATTAACTAAAAGACCATTTGACCAAACAAGAACTGTAGTGTTTGCTGTAACTGCCGTCCATCTACCTTTAGAATAGTCAAACAATCCTGGAGGATCTAAACCTGCTTCACCACCTTCGTAAAATAAATCATAAAGGTTTTTAGCGTACTCATTACCATCGTTGTAACCGTCTTGGTTAGAACCTGGGTAGTTACCTGGAGAACCGATTGGTGCAAAATGTTGACCACCATTTGCGTTTCCACCATCATAACCTTGGATTTTAGGTACAAAGTAGAACAATTTACCAATAGGTAAGTTCATTGCTTGTACAGATACTAAATCATTAGCTAACAATTTAGAGAATACTCTTCTAACGATAGGAAATACTACAGTTTCAAATGAACCTGAACTATCAGTAGATGCCGCTTCGTTGATTAAGTGAGACGCTTGGTTTTCATATAATTGTGCCATGTTCTCTTTGATGTGTCCTTTCAAACCATCTAGGAATCCTAATCGATCCCATTTGTTAATTGTATCTTCTTTGATAACTTTAAGGTGTTTTAACCCGATGTTACCTACAAGACCTGATTCTAATAATGCTCCCATTTTTTTATTTTTAATTAGAGTTTATTTTTTTAGTTTTATGTATATAAATATATACTAATTTAAAAAAGTTTATTTTTATTTAATTTTTGTCATCAAATCCTTCATTCTTAAGAATTGTGGATTTTCATACGTTTTACTTTCGATTAGATTAGTTGCTGAACCTGTTTGTGGTGTTTTAACTACTTTTTCAGTAATCGATTCTTTAACAACACTAGTTGATCCTTTACCTTCTAATTCGTTTTTAATTGTTCTGTAAAGATTTTTTGATTCCTTCAAAGTATCTACGTTATCGAATCTTCTAAGAACATTAATCTTTTCTTGTTTTGTTGTTGAATGCTCTGTAAACAATCTTGTTGAGTAAGCCAAATTTGAATTAAATACGGCAACTTCATTTAATTTATTTCTAAAGAAATCAAGTGCTTTTTTATATTCTTCATTTTTTTCTCTTAATATTTTAACTTCAGATTGTACAGATTCAACATTAAGGTGTCTTGGAGCTGTTCTTGGTTTAGGTAAACCTTTTCTTCCCCATTTTCTTCCATTTCCAAGAGTTCTTGATGCTTCAGATTTTTCAGGAGTTTCATCACCATCTTCAGGTGACACTAATTCCTCTGACATTTCTTTTTCCCACTCTTCATCAGTTTCTTCAAATGCGGTTTCAGCAACACCTTTTTTCATTTTAGAAGGGTATTTGAATTTCATTTTACCAACTCTACCTTTAGGTTTAAACGATGATTCACTCATTTGATTAGGAATTTGACCTCCTTCACTTTCCTCTTCGTCCATTTCCATGTCCATGTCTTCATCATCCATGTCCATGTCTTCATCATCCATGTCCATGTCTTCATCATCCATGTCTTCATCATCCCAAATCTCATAAATGGTTTCGTCTTCCTCGTCCATAGGGTTTGGTTTAAAATTAGGTAATTCTTCATCTTGTTCAGACATTTCTTCATTATCCCAAAACTCGTCTTCATAATCATGTTCATCTTCAAATGAAGAATCCCATTCATCACCCATGTTATCTAACATACGTCCCATGGCTCTGTCTTCATAATCTAACATGTCATTTTGACCTTCATAGTCTTCATCATCATACGAATCCTCTTCACGATCTTCAAAATGCAATTCATAAAGAATCTCTTCGTTTAAATTTGATTTCATTTTTCTTTTTCTTTTGCTCTCCTCTAATTGGACCATATAATCTTTGTTTGTTTCATTGTCAGAAATATGTAAAAATTTACCGTCTTTTTTAACAATGATTCCATCTTCATCTCCCATAGCCTTAAATACTTTAAGTACGTCAGACATAGGTGACTGAGTCATGTCCAATGGAGGCATTTCTTCATTATCAACAGAAGGTTCAGTTTCCATGTCCATTTCGGTTTCATCTTCCATGTCCATTTCTTCGTCATCCATTTCTGTCTCATCTTCTACTTCATCTTCACCACCTTCTAATTCTTCGTAGTCAACCTCTGGAGTTTCCATACCTTCTTCATCTTGTTCGTGTAAAGATTTTTTAGATTTTTTTGTACCACTAAGTGATTCTTTTACTAATTCACTGATTTCTTCCTTCATTGTAGAAGCAAGTATTCCTTTTGCGTTTTCGCTGATAGCATCTTCGACAGCCTTTATTTGTAATAAAGTACTCTCAACTATCGATTTTTCATTTCCTGTCATTTCTAAAAAGCAATGCGTTATAGGTTTATTTTTCAAATAAATATATGGGAAATAGAAAAAAGTTGATTTTTTTTAATTTTAGGGGATAAAAAATAAAAAAGGGGACACTAAATTGTATCCCCTTTTTAACTAAAAATTTAATATTTTTTTATTCTATAACCTCGTCGATTTTACTTTCTACGATTGCTGTTATTCTCCAATCCATAGTGTATGTCTCATATGCCTTGGTTACTTTTGCCTCTACATCTGTTGGTGAATAACCTTTAACCAACTTCTCTTCTTTCATCTTTTTTACTTTTCCTGTGTTTTCATCCACCATATCAGTGGTTACTCTAGCTACAAAATATTTTTCATCCATGTCTTATAATTTTATTTATCCAAATAATCGGATAATCTTTTCATTAAGTCAACAGATTTAGTTAAAGGATTTGAAGTTACATGTATATTTTCGTGTTCAGTAAGTTTTTCTTCGTATTTAGGTCTATCATCTTTATTTAAATAAAGATACGCCCCAGGTGTTGATGGTGAGGAAACAAGGTCAAAACAAATAAGTTCAAAATCTTCTTGTACCTCATTTTGCTCACCCTTTTTAACTAATGAACCAACTCCACGAGAAGAAACTCCCATTGTAACTCCTTGTCTCATCATATTCGCGGCAACATCACCTTTAGAAGAAATAATACCTCTCTCATGGAAACCTGGTGATGTTAATAATTTAATTTTACCCATCAATACATTGTCCTCCCACCAAACATCAGTAATAAGATGTGCTACTCTATCTAAATCTATAAGTGAAGATTCGGGGTGATTTAATTCAGAAATGGACATTCCCTTATTAATCATATCTTTATATCTTTCAGCTTCTCTTTTTAAAATTTTTTCAGGATATACACGTCCATTTCTATTTGGTACTCCGTATTTTTGAAGTGTTGCGTAAAATACAAATGGTTTTGAATGGTCTAATTGACCATAAGATTCTTTAATAACTTGACTATTTCTATATTCGTTGGGGTTAATTGTTCCTGCATCCCACTCAACAAGAATACCTTTACCCGAATCGTTTGGTCCTAATATTTTCATAATGTTTTTAATGATAAATATTATATTAATTCAGTTTCTTTTATTTTTGTTTTACTTAACGTAAAATACTTTGATTTTTTTAGGTCATCATAATAAACTGAACTTATTATTTTTTTTATTTTTGACCTTAACATAAGTGATTTAAAATCCACTGTTTTTTCGTGAACAAACAATGTTATTTCTAAATTTAAAAAACTCTTTTTATTTTTCTGTATACCACTTGTTCTTAAATCAAGATCAACGATTTGTTTCCTTTCAAACGTTGTAAAGTCCACAACTTCTAATAATGTATGTAGTATTTGTCTTTTTATGAGTCCCGTTATCTTACCCCAATTCTCTTCCTCACTTATGGGCTCAACCCATGTTTGTAAAACAATATATATCGACTTTAGTTCTTTTGAATCGACTGTACCGTAATTACATTTTGCATCATCAAAAATATTTAGTTTTGACGTTTTTCCTTTTTTCATTTCTCATACCTTACAAGTTTATTTTTTTAAAATATAATAAAAAATTTAAATCTTGTCAAAATTTAAAAAAAACCTTACTATTTATAGTATAAAACCAAAAAAATTTATGATTATAGTACAAGTAAAAAATGAGAAGTCTTTAGAACAAGCGTTGAAAATTTATAAGTTTAAAATATACAAAACAAAACAAATACAAAAGCTACAAGAAAGACAAGAATACAAAAAACCCTCCGTAAAACGAAGGGC